AAAGAAGCGAAAGGTATCTTATCTATTTATATCAATACTCATTAACTAAATACCATACTATAACCAATACCAATAAGGATTAACAATCAATACACAACCAAACTAATAACTAATTAACACACAACTAACACATAATAAAAGAACAATAAACAATAACATAAAACAAAATACCATTATAAGGAATAAACAGAAAATAGATTATAGCCCATATATGAATAAAAGCTAAAACCAAACAGCAACATAATATAAAAATATTTATGATGATGGGCGATATAGATATGAAACAATAAAAATTGATAGAGTGTTGATAGTATAGAGGGCGCCATGTATTTGAAACTGGAAACTTTTTTGTTTATGAGGTGGTATATAGCCCCAGCTATAATATTATAATTTATTAACCAGAATACCAAAAACAAAAAAATATTATAATAATTTATTTTAGATAGAATTAAAACTTTTTAATAATAAATACAAAAACTAAAAAATATTATAAAACTTTTTTTGAAGTATTTAATAAGAAAAGAACTAAGATAAAAATACTATTATGAAAAAATATACAACACAATCATTAATATTTGCAATATTAAAATTCAATGATGGTACTCAAACAATGTGGACTGCAATCAATCGTCAAAAAATAAATAGTGTTATAGAGGAATTTCTTATAAGAGAAGACAAAGATACTTTTTATGAACAGCTATTAAATTCGTTTTTAATAACTCCACCAAGGCATCCAGATATATTACATTTCTATATAAGAGCATTTTTGGGGTTCAATATACCAAGAAAACGCTATTGTAGAAATCATGTAGCTCCATTTAGTTTTATATGTGATATGTATTTTGATCAATGTAGAAATGCTATTGCTTTTGCTAATAGAACAGGCGGCAAAACATTAAATATAGCAATATTAAATCATCTTGATATGGCATTTAAAGCTGGTTGTGAAATAGCAAGTGCTGGAGCTACAAGAGATCAGGCTTCAAAAGGATATGATTATTTATTGCAGTTTCATATCAGAAATGCATATTTACAAGATTTATTATTAAAAGATCCTATTAAATCATTAACTACGTATAAGAATGGGTCAACTACTGAGATTATAACAGGAAGTGTTAAGGGATTAAATTGCCCTCATCCAAATAAGGCTCGAATAGATGAAGTTGAGTTAATGGATTGGAATGTATTACAGGAAGGTCTTTCTATGAGTATGACAACAGAAAGTCCAACAACTGGCAAGGAAATATTAAGTCAGGATATTTATAGTAGTACGAGAAAAACAGATACGGGTACAATGCAACGACTTCTGAATCTGGCTAAAAAAGAAAAAAGAAAACATGGTGGGTTTAAGATATATGAGTGGTGTATATGGGAAGTATTGGAGAAATGTAATAGAAAATGCAAAAATGACGATTATTATGGTAGTTGTCCTATATATGATATTTGTTGTGAAGGGAAGGCAAAGAATTGTGATGGATTTTATAAGACCGATGATTTTATAAATAAAGTAATTACGCTTGATAAAGATACACTTGATGCGCAGTGGTTTAATAAGAAACCATCGAGACAAGCTTTTGTATATGGAGATTATTGGAATAGAGAAATACATTTTATTCCAAGAGTTGAATTAGAAAGCAGAACGATAGAAATAATTGGGGGTATAGATTTTGGAAGTAGCCCTGGTCATCCATTTGTATATAAGGAATATGTTCTTGATGTAACTGATTTTAAAAGAGAAGTAGAAGAATCAGAACCAGATGAAGTTATAAGAGCTAAAATAACATTTTATCTCAATTATGAATATAGATCTGGCAAAGATACAATGGAGGGTCATTCCGAAAAAATAAAAGGCGCTCCAAATTGGACTTCTGGCATGACGATATTTGCAGACCCATCGGCAAAACAATCAAGAATAGATTTAGAAGAATTATATGGTGTATCTACATATCCTGCTAATAATGCAGTAGAGCCAGGAATAAATAGTGTAAGATCACATTTACATATAATACAAAAGAAGGCGAATTATTATATATATAATGATTATTTGGATTGTAACGAAGTAGATTTGATAGGAACTGATAGTGAATTTGAGTTATATAAATATAAAAGACATAGAGATGGAAAAATAAATACAAAAGAGCCAGAAAAAATAAATGATCATGGCATGGATATAGATAGATATGTAATATCATCATCTATTCCATATTTAAGAGAGAAATATACTCCTGAATTTGAGGAAGTCGAACAAGATGGTTTTTGGTTTGGAGGATAATAATAATAAATGGATAAAGTTTTACAGGATGAATGTAAACAGTTGATTAAGAAATACAACAAAGCAAAGACTAAAAAAACAAAAATAAAATTAAGAAATATTTTATATGAGAAAATAATGGTGTTTCAAATAAAGTGGATTAAAACAATTTTAAAAAAATGGGGCAAAAGAGAAGAAGAAAATGAAATATTAAGTATTAGTTGGGATACATTTATATTTTGTATAGAAAAATATAATAATTTTGATGTTCATCTTCCACTATATTTTTATAATTTTACAAGATATTTTCTTTTAATAAAGTATGCTAAAAAAGATAGAGTATTTTTATCAATAGATGAACTAAAAGAAACACTAGGAATAGTAGATAATCCTCAGAATATGGGATTTGAGAAATTGTTGACATGGTATCAGTTTAGAAATGTAATTCCAGATAAGTATAAAATTGTTTGGGATGATGCAACTCAATCTTTATCTGATTGTCGCCGTGAGAGAAAGCGCACAAAGTATTGCGGGATTGATAATAATTTGTATTGTAAGCTGAAAGAGATTTATATACCAATGATTAAACTAATATTGAAATAATTAATTTAATATAAATAAATCAATATTTTTAATATTATATAAAATAAAATAATTAATAATAAACTTAACATTTTTTGAAAAAAGGAATGTATAATGTTTGATATTTTTAAAGATAAGTTAAAATTGAAAAAATTAGAGAGTGGATTAAAAATTAAGGAATATGAAGCATCTATAAAAATGATGAATGATGTTCTTGAAGTAAGTAACGCTGTAGTTGATGATGAGTTGGCTAAAGACTGGTTTTTAATAGGTGGTTCTGATTCAAGCGGCTTTAGTGGAACAGAAGATAATCATCAGGATATGCTGCTGTCCGCTTATAAATTATATCATAATAACCCACATGCAAGAGCAATAATAAGAGGATTGGTTAAATTCGTTTTGGGGAAAGGGCCACAAATTATATTTGATGACGAGAATGAGAAAGTTAAGGAAGCATGGAATGGATTTAAAAGAATAAATAAATTCAATCTTAGAGAAAAAGAAATAGCAGTAAGAACATTCAGAGACGGAGAATGTTTTTTAAGAGATTTTGTTGATGAGGAAAACGGAGATACTAAAATAAGATTTATACGGGCAAATAGTATTGCAAATCCCAAAGATAAAACTCTTACAGATAAAGTTAGCTATGGTATAGAAACTGAATCAGATGATATTGAAACTCCACTGAAATATTATAAGGTTAATATGAATGGTGATTTTCAGGAAAGTATTTCTGCAAATAACATGATACATATTAAAATATTATCTGATTCAGACCAAAAAAGAGGTATTTCTATTCTCAGAGTATGCGCAAAAAGAATAAGACAATATGATGAATGGCTTGAAGATAGAATAGTATTGAATAAAATCCGAAGTGCTATTGCGTTAATAAGAAAGGTTGAAGGCAATGTTGGAAAAATAGGAAGTATTAGAGATGAAAATATCAGTACAAGACATTCACAGGATAGAAAAAAGCAGAAAATGTTTGCAAGAGGAACGGTGCTTACAGCCAGTAAAGGAATAAGTTATGAGATGCTTTCACCAAATATAAATGCGTCTGATGTAGGCGAAGATGGTAGAGCAATGTTATTATCAATTGCGGCTGCTGTTGGAATGCCTGAAATGATATTCACAGCCGATTACTGTCATGATACGGAAACTGAAATTTTAACAGATCATGGATTTATGGATTCATTAGAAGCATATAAATTTGGTTTTAAACTTGGAACAGTAAGTCAAGAAAATGGGAAATTAGAATATCAAAACCCAATTAATTGGGTTTTTTCTAAATATAATGGCAGAGCATTTTTATTTGAAGGAAATAGACTTAATTTTTTAGTAACAAAAAATCATCATATGTGGCTGCGTTCAGAAAGTTCTCATAAACTCCCTATATATAGACAAGATAGAGGTATTGATAATTTTACAAAATGCACATTAGGAGATACTTCAGATAAAGGATGGAGAACTAAATTCTCTTCAATAAGGAATTTTATCGAACCGGCAGAAAATGAAGAAAAAAATAACGAGTATGTTTGTATAACAAAATATGATTATCCAGAAAAGACAAAACATTTAATAGAAGGAACAAATAAAGAAGAAGATAGATTTATCCGAATTGATAAAATGATAGAATTTATTGGATGGTTTGTATCTGAAGGATCTGTCAATAAGAAAAGTGGGCACGTTAATATTTGTCAAACTTATAAAAATGAAGAGAATGTGAATGAAATAAAAAAATTAATTTCTGAGCTTCCTTTTGATTTTAAATATAAAGAATATGAAAATTTAGGGATAGGAAATGAAATTGCTTGTTATTGGAGAACTTATGATCAAGCGCTAGCTTCTTGGTTAAGAACAAATTGTGGTGTTGGAAGTAGGAATAAAAAATTACCTGAATTTGTTTGGGCTCTTTCAACCGAATTGAAAGAAAAATTATTAGATACATTGATAAAGGGTGATGGATCTGACTATAAAGAAGATAGCGATAAAGTAAAAAGAACATTTCGACGGTATTATAGTAATTCATTAAGATTAGTTAATGATGTTCAAAGACTTGCCTTTGAATTGGGTTATCATACAACAAGCAGTCTTAATGTCGAAACAAAAGATTTCGGAGATAGTGTCAAATATGTAAATATAAGTGACGGACATAATTGTATGGTTTTAAGAAAGAATATAGAACAAATAAATTATAATGGCAATATTTGGTGTGCAACAGTTCCTAATGGATTATTGGTTACAAGAAGAAAAGGCAGAATATTAATATCGGGGAACTCGAATGCAAATTACTCATCATCATTAATTGCACAAAATCCATGGGTTAGAGAGATTGAAGACTGGCAAGATTTTTTTGCAAGTTTTTATGAAGATTTAGTTGAAAAAGTAATTAATAATAAAATAAAATATGGAGATTTGCCAGAAGATACAAAAACTACTTGTCGAGTAGAATTTCCTCCAATGATTCAGGCTGATTTGGATAAATTGGCCAAAGCATATGAGACTTTATTTAAATATAAGGCTGTTTCCAAAAGAACATGGGATGCTAAAATGGGGTTGGATTACGATATAGAAAAAGGTAATATGGAAGGGGAAGATGACGACGAATTTACTGGAGGAATCGGAGGCAATCAATTCAAATCGCCTTTTAATATGCCTGTTTCTCCAATAAATCAGTATGGCAGTAATAACGAGTTAAATGAAGCAATAGATAATGAAGATTATGATAAAATTATAAAAATATGCGAGAATATTGGTGGCATTCCTCAGAAAGAACTCAATGATCTGATTGAGATAATAAAATCAAAAGAAAATATAGAAAAAAATATATCTAAAACAAAAATTCTTGGATTACAAGAAAATATAAAAAATCTTTTGAAAGAACATAAATATGATTTTGATATATTAAATATAGAAGAAGCAGAAAAGCTTTTAGCGGAACAAGATTGGATATATTTAATTCATCATATGCATCAACCTAAAAAAGAAAGTGAAATGGAAATTTTGCATCATTGTGAATTATATGAAAAAAAAGATATGAAAGGAATAAAATTTCAACAAAAACATATTAAAGATGGAAAGATTTTTCAACACGTTTTAGATATTGAAGATATAAGTAAAATGCCAAAAATTGTTTATGATCATTTAAACAATGGGTTTAAAGTTAAAATTAAAGAAATAAATAAAATAGAATATGCTGTGTTATGGGGATTGGCGAGTGTTAAAAAAACTAAATGGTCGGATCAAGATAAATAAATAATGATTACATATCCTATAAATTGGAAACAAATTGGAATAAAAATTACTTTAATTGATATAGAAAAACAATTAATACAAATTATAAAAGAATTAAATTGTAATTGTTTAGCATTATCTGGAGGAGTTGATTCATCTTTAATGCTCTACTTCATGACAAAAATATTTAGAAAAAATATTAAGACTTTTACAATTGCATTAAATGAAAAACATCCCGATTATATTTATTCCAATATAGCAATAAATTATTTTAAAGTAAAAGGAGAAATATATACTCCTCGTAAAATTCCTAAAAGACTTAAGAATGATTGTTCAGGAGACGAAATTGTAAGAATGTTTTATAATAATTTAAAATTGAAAAAAATTAAAAAAATAATAGCGTGTGATGGAATAGATGAATTTACTGGTGGCTATTACGAACATATGAAATATCCAAATGAAAAAACATATTATAAATTTATTAGGAAATTACAAAAAAAACAATTAGAACCACTTAATAGAAATTCAAATGATATAGAAGTATTACTTCCATATATTGATTCTAACTTAATTTTACTTTTATCTCAAATACCTTTATCAGAAAAAGTTGATAAATTCCAAAGAAAAAAAATTATCTATAATATAGCTAAAGATAAAATTCCATTAGAAATTTTGGAAAGAAGAAAATATGGATTTTGTGATGCTATGATTATAAAAGAAAATAAAAGCTAAATATGACAACTAATGTAAACGAGAGTTTTGAAAATTTTATTCTGCGTAGAAATCATTTTTTATATCGTGTAGAAAATGGAACTATACAAGAAATGGTTGCACCTTATAGAGCCGCTAAACAAGATTTATATAAAGCATTAACAGCGGCTCAACTTGAAGTTCCTGGTGCATCAAGAGAATGGAAAATAGCAAGATTAAGTTCTCAAATAGCCGAAACAGAAGCAATATTAAGGGCAGCGGCATTAGAATCAGCAGGCAAATTAGAAGAAGCATTACAAAGTTTGGCAATAACTGATTCAGATGCTTATTATAATATGCTTCAAAGTAAATTCTCAAATATAGGAATTAATATAAATCAACTTCCATACAAACAAATTGACTATATTATATCAAATCCACTTCTTGGAGAATCAATAGGCGAAAAATTATTGTGGGAAAATAAGAAAGTAATTAGAAATATTAATCAGGAATTAACGCAATCAATAATTCTTGGCGAAGATATGGGTCAAGCTGCAAAAAGATTAATCAATCCATTGACAACAGGAATGACTGGAGCTGCCGAAAGAGCTATAGCAAATAGAGCTGCTATGATAGCAAGAACAGAAATACAACATATTAGTAATCAAGTTTCAAGAGGAATATATAGAGAAAATCAAGATGTGTTAAAAGGAGTAAAATTTCTTGGTACTCTTGACAGCAGGACGTGTATCCAATGCGGAAATTTAGATGGGCAAGTGTATGAATATAAAGGTAGAGAAGATCATAATGGGCCTTTGCCTCCTTTACATCCGCATTGTAGATGTTGCTATTCGCCAATTACATATTCATGGAAAGAACTTGGAAGTAAAATTCCAGAACATATAGATAAAAATTCTAAAATGCCATTTACAGGAGAAGCAGGCGATAAGATGACATATAGTAAATGGCTTACAAATTTGAATAAGACAGATCCTGATGCAGTCAAAGATATATTAGGGGCAACTCGTTATAAATTATGGGAAAGTGGAAAAATCAAGTTTAGTCAAATGGCGACTTCTAAAAAAACATTAACATTAAAAGAATTAGAAAAGAAATTTAAATAGAAACAATTAATTAATATAAATAAATCAATATTTTTAATATTATAATATAAAAATAGAAGTTAATATTATGCCAGTAAAAACAGGAAGCGATTCAAAAGGTTGTTTCGCACAATGGGGAAGTAGAACAAAATACTATTATCAATGTAATAATCAAGCTGCAATGAATTGAGCAAAAAAGAAAGCACATTTACAAGGAGCGGCTATTACAAAAAATAACGAGGAAATTGATATGACTAAAAAAATTAAATCAATTCGTTTAATTAAACAAAAAGATATTAAAGAAAATTTTGATGGAATTTTTAGTGAAGTAAATGAACAAAGTATTGATTCAGATAATTTAATGATTAAGAAAGTTTGTCTTTTTGGAACAAGGGAATCAAAGAATAATAGAATTTATCAAGATAAAGCAATTGAGTCATTGGCTGTCTTAGCAAACGGAGTTAAATGTTTTATTAATCACCCGACAAAATCAGAAATTAAAGAAAGAGATGGAGTTAGAGATTTAAGAGATTGGGTTGGAATATATTCCAATTCTATCAGAGAAGGCGAGAAAGTTTTTGGAGATCTTGTTTGTAGAGAAGAATATTGGGATTTAGTAAAAGATATTGCAATGCTACAACCTAAAAATGTTGGCAATTCTATTAATGCAAGAGTGAAAGTTTATCAGGATGATAAAGGAATGGAAAGTGTTGTTGATGTTGATTCTTTGAGGTCGGTTGATTTAGTGAGTTCAGCGGCTACTACGACTTCTCTTTTTGAGTCAGCAATAGAAGAAAATTTAAAAGATAATCCTGATGTAATTTTTCTTAGTACTCTTGAATCAAGAATTAATGATAGATTTAAAATCATAATGGTAGAGGAAGGAATTATACAAGATAAAATTGATAATCAGAAAATTATAAAAGATATAAACGATGTTAGCTATATGGCTAACGATCTTATATCTGATGTTTTGTATAATAAAGAATTAAAGATTAACGATAAAAAATCTAAAATAATGGCAATTTTTGATGATCTTGACAAAGAGATTAAAAAAAGATTGTCAGGTATTAAAGAAGGAGAGAAAAAAATGGAAAAGTTAACGATGGAAATTTTAAAATCTGAATATCCTGAATTAGTTAAAAACTTGATAGAAGAAGTTAAAGAGGAAGAAGATAATTCAAAAATCAAAGATGAAGTTGAAATATTGAAAGTTCAAGTACAGGAAAAAACAGATTCTATTTCTGATAAAGATAAAGAAATAGAGGATAAAGACAAAGCGATTAAAGATTTGAAAGAAGAAAATCAAGGACTTAAAATGAAACTTGATGAAAAAGAACTTGAGGAAAAGGTAGCGGCCAAAAATAACTTAATAACAGAATTTATTACAAAAGCAGAATTGCCAAAAGATGCGGTTACAGAAGTATTTATGAATACTTTAAAATCAATTGAAAATAAAACTGATGGAGAAAATACAGTAACTGTTGAAGAGCAAGTTAAACAATTGATCGAAGATAGAAAAGCAATTATAAAGAAAGGTTCCGGCAAAATCAAGAATTCAGGTGATGAATTTATAGTCGATACAAAAGAATCTAAAAAAGATGAAAAAGTCGATGATAAAGATGTTGATGATTTTGTTGGTAGTATTAAAAAATAAATATTAAAAAATATAAAAGGAGAAAATGATAATGGCAGCACATAATAGACATTTAAGAGGAGATACCAATGACGTGTTGATAGATATTCATGGTAATACCACTATTGAAGCAGGTGATTTTATAGTCAGGAATGGTGTAGATGGTGGCATGGCAGGAGCCGCAGCAACTGGTTTAGCAGCAGATAATTATGGGTTCCCGCTTAGCAGCTATCATAATACGGCCTCGACTGAAATAGAAATCAACGGTATAATTCAAACTAATTTTGTAGGCGTTGCGATGGAAAGTTCGCCGTCTGGGACAACTGAAAAAATTACAGTAGCATCAGATGGAGTTTTTAGATATCCATTATATACGTCTTCAGCCGTAACTATTGGAACGACAGTTAGTACTACATCTGGATCTGCTCATTCAGCGTCTTCAAAGCAGGCCGTTTCTATTCTTGGAACAGCTAATGATACTACTGCATATCTGGGGTATTGTGTAAAGACTGAATCAGGAGCAAGTTTTGTAGATTTTCAGATCAGAACAGCTTATGGTACTGGCGGACGTATTGCATAATTTAATGGTATGAAAATATGGCAAGCGTAAATAGACATATAGAAGGGGATGCCAATGTTATATTAGTTGAGGTTCTTTCTGGAGTTACTGTTGAAACTGGAGATTTAATGTTTTTAGATAATTCAGATGATTTGAGAAATGATGGTTCTTCAATTGCTAATAATTATGGTTATCCGCTTAAATATCTGAGAATTTCAGGCTCTTCACTTGAGCTTAATAAAGTACAAGTAAAAAGTAGATTTCTTGGAGTATCAATGGATGATAAGGATGGAATAGATAACGCTAATAATCTTAAAATTCCAATTGCAACTTCTGGAAAGTTTAAGTTCGATATGAAACCCTCAAAAACCGTTAAGGTGGGGGATATGTTTGCACCATCAGGAACTACTTCTGCTTCCGATATGTATAATCAGAAAATAGCAAAGACTACTGATAGTACAAAAGCATTGGGATATTTTGCAGAATGTAAAACTCATGCAACTACAGTAGAAGTATTTATTAAACCAGCTTTTGGAGTAAGCAAACAAATATAAAAAAAATTAAGGGGGATATAGAAAATGTCTTTTAGAAATAGAACTGGAACAGCATTAAAAGATTTATTAGAAGCAAAGGGAGAAGACGGAGCGCAAATAGTTATAAGTAAAGCCATAGAGTCAAAGAAACTTCGAGCAGAAGATTTTTCTCTTAAAGAAATATGGGAAGCATGCACAAATGGGGCAAACGTTCATGAAGCAATTGCATCAAGTGCATTCCCAAAAATTACTGGAGCGTTAATCAACTCAAAATTAATCGAAGGATATGATTCTGTAGTTAAAATTGGTGACCAACTTGTAACTACCGTTTCGAGTAATGTTCAAAAAGAAACTATTGCAGGATTATCAACTCCTGAATCACCAGATCAAGTAGGAGAAGGTCAGGAATATGATAGCTCTACAATGACTGAAAAATATGTAACTGCCGATAACAAGAAATATGGTAGAATCATAGATGTCACAGAAGAAATGATTTATTTCGATAAAACAGGTCAGGTACTTATTAGAGCAAGAGGGGTTGGTGAGAAGTTAGCACAGTATAGAGAAAAACTCATTATAGAGGGAATCCAAGATGTTAATACTAATGTATGGAATCCTTCAGGAGTTGCAACAGCTCTTTATTCTACCGCTAATGGAAATCTTGTAGCAAGTAACCCTTTTGGTGAATCTGGATTAGAAGAAGTATTGAAGAAAGCACAGTTGATGAAGGATGATTCTCTTGGGGCAGATGATGCAGATTATATATATATTGATATGAATAATCTGGTTGTATTGGGGCCAAGTGATCTTCAGGTAGAAATGTGGCAGATGGCTAATTCTACTAAAACTCCAGAATCAGCAGAAAATGCAGAAAACTATTTTAAAAGTAGATTTCTGCCTCTTTCAAGTCCTTATGTAACCAAGCAGTCAAGTACAACTTGGTATTGGGGCAATTTTAAAAGAGATTTCTGGTGGATGGAAGTATGGCCATTACAGACAATCGCACAAAGACCAGGACACGATGATGAGTTCAAGCGGGATATTAAAGCAAGAATGAAGTGTCGTTTCTATGGTGCAATAACTGCTGTGGATTCTAAACATGTATATAAATGTACAAGTTAAATGTAATTAAATAATAGGGAGAATGTTGTTAAATGTTTCTCCATTCTCCCTATTTAAAAAACAGAAGAAAGTTTATAAAGCGGTGGCTATTAGTTTCACCCGCTATATTAATTTGATTTTTTAAGGAGGAACTGAAAAATGGCAAGATCAAAAGGAACAGGAAGAGGATCGAGATTATCTCAGAGAGGTATTCTTTCTGGGGCTACAATAGCTACGGTACCTTCAGGCGTAACATTAGCTGAAGGGGGACTATTGTATAGCGGAAATACTGGCATTACGCCCACTGAAGTTGGTTATTTAGATGGAGCAGGTGGGGTTGTAATGGCCGGAACGGCTGCTGGAGGAATATTTGCAGGAGGTATTGCAAATTGGGCTGGTTCTTCAGTATTAATATCAACTGGACTAACAACAGTAACTACATTTGTTGGCTCGCTTTATAATGATCCGGCTTCTGCGCCAACAGCAGCATATGGAGTGGAATGGGTTCAACACAGTATTACAACTTCTGATGGCTCAGTAACAGCAGGTTTGATGTATGGTGGAACTTCATTAACTCCTGCTGTTTTAAAGTCAAGCGGTGGAAGTTTGGCCTGGATGGCTTTTGGAACTTAATTAATTTGACAACAATAGCAGATATAGGAAGTTTATCAAAAGCCTCTTATATCTGCTATTTTTTTATATGAGGTAAATTATGGCAAATACAATAACGACAACAGGCAATGTAACATGTCTTACGGCAATAGACACTAATTGGACATGGACAGATACTTTCTCCGCTGCTGATGCTGGAATTAGAGTTACTTATATAATGTTTATTCCACATGTAACAGATATATGGGTTTTAAAAAATGTAAATATAAGCGGAGCTACTTTAGCTCATATCGTTCATAGTAATGCAAATGATCAAAGAACTATATATTTTGACGGAGAAAGAGTGAGACCATATTTAGATGTAAGTGGAAGCAGTCTTGATAGTACCGCTCAGTTGATTATAAAAAGAGCATAAATTACTAAAGATAGACAAGGAGATAATTTGGATTTATTATTTTTATGTTTAACATTAATAATTTCACCATTAGTTTTTTGTCCTTTAAAAAGTTTAGATGGATATATTTTACCACAAATTGGAATAGCAGCGATCGGTATAAGTCTAACAACAATATTTTTTATTAGTAATGGATTTTTTCCAATAAATTTAACAAGTGTTTTGGCTCTTTTATATTTTTTGTATTTAATGATGAGCTGTTCATGGTCAACAGTTCCACATAATTCGTTAAGAGACGTACCGTTAATATTTGTTTCAATATTTGGATTTATAATTGCAAGCTATTTGTTTAAAAATTTTAGTAATATTGTTGGTGTAAGTTTATCTGTGTTTTTTGTTTCAATGATAACTTCCATATATGCAATTGGACAAAAGTTTAGGATAGATTTTTTATTTCCAGAAAGAGTAAAATCAAGAACAGAAGATTTTAAAGGGAAGACTAAAGAACAAATACCAACATTTTTTTATAATAAGAATTTTATAGACAGTAGATCAATATCGAGTTTGGGAAACACTAATTTTGCAGCAGGCTATTTTTTATCAGCATTGCCATTTTTAATATTTTTAACAGTAGAAATATCAATCTGGTTTTTGTTGTCTATTATGATTTTAGTTTCAGCTATAATATGTACTCAATGTAGGGCAGCAATATTAGCAATAGTAATTTCAATATTATCTTTCTTATTTTTAATTTCTTTCAGAGGATTGGTTTTTGATTCGTGCTTTGTATTATTTGCTAATTTGCCAATGCATTTGTTTTTAGCTTTATTGTCTTTTGTTTTATTTATTGGACTGCATTTTTTATTAAAAGTAAGAAGAATCAATCCGTTAAAAATATTATCAAATAAGCAATGTAGAATAAATACGCATTTAGACATAGAACATACTCATCAAGATCATCCAATTGCTCATTTAAGATATAGATTGCGATATTGGAGAGCTGCATGGGAATTGATAAAAAAGAAACCATTACAAGGCTACGGATTAAGAACATATAGAAAAGAAGTATATTATGCACAAGGAGTATTACATGCTAAAGATGGGCAATTTCTTGGAAAAAATTATCAAACACCACAGCCGAGGGAATGTCATAATGATTTTATAGAAAATTTTGTTGAAGGCGGAATTACAGGCGGATTATTATTTTTAGTTATTTTGTTTATTATATTTTTTCATGGCTTTGAATTTTTATGCAATGTTAATTCAATAAAAGATTTCGTTTTAATTAGTGGAGTTCTTTCTGGTATCATAGGAGTTCTCGTTAATGTTTTCTTTTTCTTTCCATTAAGACTTTCTTCATCTGTATTAGCAATATGGATTGGTTTAGCTATGATTGAAGGAATTACCGGAAGTATAGAATTAATAAGTTTTCAAAGTAATTTTATTTTAGTGTTATTTGTATTACTGGCTTTGTCGGCGATGATATGGGAAGGGTCAATAAAACCAAATTTAGGAAATTATTATTTCAGATGTTACAGTTTTTCATCAGTAGCAATTAATAAAGAACGATATTTGCAAAAGGCATTAACTTATTGTCCAAAAGATACAATATTTAGAACACATGCTATGATTGGATATATAGATGCTTTTCCAAATGAAGCAGATCAACATGCAGAATCTATGAGGCAACATTTTGATGGGATGACTCCGGCATGGGTGATGGCTTTAAACAGTGGAATAGCAAAAGTAGCAAATAAACAATATGAAGATGCAGTTAGGTTTTTTAAGGATTCATTATTTTTTTATCCATTATTTGATGCCGCTAAAGCTGAATTACAAAAAATATGGCATCTTGCGCCATTTCCAAGGAGAAGAATTATGTCAAAACAAGTTACAGCAGAAGGAATTAATGCAATTGCTTTTTATCAATCAGAAATTAAGAATTTAAAATCAGTTATTCAGACAACAGAAGCAAACTTAGTCAATATTATTCTTAGCGAGAAGTTAAAAATGAATATTCCTTTAGACTGGGTTTTTGATTTAGAGAATAAAATGTTTTTATCACCTAAAGAAATTACTCCCAATATGCAAATTGTACAAGTAGGGGCGGCTAAAATTCCAATCGCTATAAAGAAACAAAATGGAGGAAGTTAATAATGGCAGAAAGTATTTTTAAGAAATTTCAAATTCCTGAAGTAGAAGAACTATTAAATAATAAAGCTTTTATGAACAATTTTCTTGCAGCAACAAAGCAATTGCATTTAAAAAGTAATACATTATCTATTTTAAGTGTATATGCGAATCTGGCTATTTTGAATGAACTTAAAGAAATAAAAATTTTATTGGACGGTGAAGAATCTAAGAAAAGAATATTGAAAAAAACAAAGGAATAAAAAATGGCTTTTACCCATGATGCCTCGACCTCAGAAGGATTATTACGAACCCTTGTAAACGATGTTACATCTACTGATTATGTTTTTGAAGATGCAGAACTTACAGCAATATTAGATCAGAATAGTGATGATCTTTGGGCGTCTGCTGCTGATTGTTGCCGATCATTAGCCGCTAAATATGCAAAAGAAGCAATTAAACTTGGTCTTGGTAAAGGCGATATTTCTTTAGATAAAACGAAAAAAGCAGAATATTATATGTCTCTTGCTAAAATTTTTGATTCAAGGTCAGGGATAGATGCCGTTGAATATGTTGATTCTATGAATTATGATATTAGCAGCATTGGCACAGATAAAAGCGAATACATTGGGGTCTGATTAAAAATGGTATCAATATTAACTCAATCTGAAATTGATAGTATTAGATTAGATATACAGGATATTATTGGGGATGATGTAATAAGTACGACAATAACTTATAAAATGTCTGGAGCTACTGTTAGTACATGGAATCCAACAACTGGAATTATTCCAGATATGTATACAATATCATCTGTGGCAAGTTTTAAAGGAAGTTATTTACTTGATGAAATAGATAAATCAGGCGGATTAATAGAGATGGGAGATGTCAAATTTATTTTAGATACTTCTTCTGTTTCAGGGACATTATCAGTTGATGATATGATAGTTGAGTCAAATTCCATTTATCAAAGTGCAACTACATATCAAATAAAAAGTATAAATAGAGATCCTTTAAATATTTGCTACTTTTTGCAAGGAAGGGTTTGTTGATGATAACATTAAAAATGGAAACAGCAAAATTTAATAGAGATTTGAAAAATTTTATTAAAAAAAGTGATTTAGCTACAGAAATAGTTATTAAGAACATGGCATTTGATTTATTAGCCGATATTTTACAACCGCCTCCAAAAGGGAGGCATCCTGTTGATACAGGGCGGGCTCGTGGGGCTTGGTACCCATCTATTGTTGGTCTTGGAATGAATTTTGATTTAGGAAGTGGTAGCGGGGTAGAAAAAGGAAAGAAAGAAGGAAAATTTATAGATAAAACAAAAGGAACTTTTTCTAAATATGTAGATATGATTAACAGTGTTCATTATATTATGTTTTTGGAATATGGCGGTAGTAAAGAACAAGCTCCCGCCGGCATGGTTAGAATTAGTATGAGAAAAAGACGAAATAAAATGCCAAAAGAATTATCAGATGAATTTTTAAAAGAATGGAATAAATTTAATTTTTAAAGGAAAATAGTATAAATGGCTTTAACTCAAGCATCAGCAACTAATTTAAAAAGATCATTGGAAAAATATTTCTATGATACTATTTATACTATAGAAGGATTAAATATTAATTGGGAAGGAGTCCCTTTCGACGATACTGCTGTTAGTGAATGGGTGCAACCAAGAATACTTGATATAAGTTCTGTTTATGCAAGACAAGCAAGTTCAAGTAAATATGGAGAAATTAGCGATGTATTATTTCAGGTAAATATATTTGTAAAAAAATCTGGAGTTACAGTTAGCGATAGACATTATGTCATTAGAGATACAATAGCAAATTATTTTGGTATTGGGCAATCTATAAATTTAAAACATTATATAGGTGACAGTTCGCAATTAGATATTATAAAAGTTAGAGATATTGTTAATGATAGCCCAATGCCTGAAGCCCAAACATTATATCAGTATATAATTGCGTTTGAGCTAAGTTATACGCGAGAAACAAATAAACCATAGGAGAAATGTAATGAGAGATTATGAAGAAATATTAAGTGAATGTGGACTTTCCAAAAGACGAGCAAAAGATATGGCTTCTTCTCTTTTTGTTGCCTTAAAAAAAAGAGGCCTCATTAAAAAAATAGAAAATAAAATAGTTAAAACAAAAACAAAAGATATAACTGCTGTAGAAAATACTTATGGAAAGTAGAGGTGAATAAAAATGTTACTACAAGGTAAAGATGGTGAATTAAGAATATATGAAAAAGGAGCTATTAGAGGAAGCGACCCTTCCGGAACTACTTATTGGCTCGAAGTTTTATTTTGTGAAATGAATTTTTCTGGCCCTACTTCAAGGCCAAGAACGGCTGAAACTCTAATTATGAATAGAGGTCAGTTTGATACTGATGCTCATTATGTTGAAGGAGTTGATGACCCAAGATATGCTCCACTACCAGTTACATTTTCATGTAAGCTGGCGGATACAGTTAATACAACAATGTTAATGGATTGGCTAACTGCCGAAGGAGTTGGAGGAGTTACGGTTACTAATACAGCAAGCGCATCAAGTGTAGTTTATTCATGGGATGGCTCTTCTACGATTGATGGAAATACTTTGGCTTCTTTTGCAGATCCAAACAAAAGAAGTTATAGAGTAGAAGTGTTGTGGGATGGGTCAAGTAATGATTTAGGATATAGGTGGGAAGAAGTCTGCTTTAAACATGGAGAACAATCAATATCAGAATCAGCAGACGGCTTGACACTATCTGTAAATGGCCAATGCTATGGTGATGTAACTCGTATAACCGCTTTCTATAGTGGAGCAAGTATAGCAATATTTATTTAACAGGAGGTGATATAAATGTTATTACAAGGTAAAGATGGTGAATTAAGAATAGCAGAATTTGGATTAAATGGAACAACAAGATATCTCGAAGTTTTATTTTGTGAAATGAATTTTTCTGGCCCTACTTCAAGGCCAAGAACGGCTGAAACTCTAATTATGAATAGAGGTCAGTTTGATACTGATGCTCATTATGTTGAAGGAGTTGATGACCCAAGATATGCTCCACTACCAGTTACATTTTCATGTAAGCTGGCGGATACTACAAATACCAGAGTATTAAGTGATTGGATAAGTGGAGTAACTAAAATTAGTGGGACAACTCAATTATATAGTTTTAAAAGTAAAACTTCGATTGATGGAGTAGCATTACCTAATTTTGCAGATAATACTGCAAAATACGCTTATAGATTGGAAATAGCATGGATAGCAAGTTCAACTACTTTAGGTTATAGATATGAAGAAGTTTATTTGCCGGCTGGCGAACAATCCATATCAGAATCAGCAGACGGCTTAACACTATCTGTAAATGGCCAATGCTATGGTGATGTAACCAGAATTTCAAGTTTTTCTACTGGATATACAGCGATTTAATATTAAAAAAGAAAGGAAAATTAATGGCAGAAGAAATTAAAACGCAGAAGATTACCGAGTTTATGAGTGGACAAAATGTATTTGCTTCTCATGGAGTTAGTAAGGTGAAAGTTACAAAAGAAGGCAAAATAATTTGCTTGGAAATACCGATTAAATCAACTGGAATTTCTGAACTTATTGATACGTATAAAGAAAAAGCTCCTATACCACCAATAAAAAATGAATTGGTAACTCCAGATAGTGCAATTGGAAAAGAAATGAAATTAGTAGAAAAGAAATGGATGAAAATACCTGATCTTAATTGCCCAGAATACCTCAGGGCAAAAGAAGAACATGATTCAAATTTAGGAATAGCAATCCTTATGAAAGGGATAGCCGTCCCAATAAAAAACGAAAAAGGCGAAGAGGTAACAGATAGTCAGGAAAAAATTAAAATATTAAAAAGTATGGAAATGAGTGGCGATCATTTTGGCCAAATAATAACCGATATTACATCATTGACTAAATGGTCTGAACAAGAAAGAGAAAGTTTTTTAGAATAGAAATGGGGTTGAACAAAAGAGGGGAAAATCCTGATTTTAAAACATTAACTCCATTATACGTTGAAATGCAGATCTGTTCAGAATATTTACATTGTAGTCATTCAAAATTTTTAGAACTATCAAAAGATGAGCAAATAAAGTGGTATTTATTTGATGAAATGAAAAGAGGAAGAGATAATTTTTTTGCAGAAAAGAGAATAGAGGCAATGAGAAAAAATAAAGGTAGCAAATAATGAATGAGTCAATGCTTGTACGAATTGGAGCTGATCTTACTGGCTTTAAAAGTGGATTAGCAAAAGCTGGTAATATAGCCAGTTCTGCTGCTAAAAAAATGGCGATTGCTTTTACTGCTGCTATAACTGCTGTTAGTTTAGTAGGTGGTAAATTTGAACAAGCATTAACAGAAACAGCTACAGTTGCAGGAGCGTTTGGCAAAGATTTAGAAGCATTAGAAAACAAAGCAAGAGAATTAGGAAAAACTACTGCCTTTACTGCTACTCAAGCAGCTGAAGGAATGTATGATCTTGCTTCTGCCGGAATGAATACCCGTCAAATAGTTGATAGTGTTGAACATGCTATGAAATTAGCAGGGGCAACAGGATCTGAAATGACACAAGCTACTGGATTATTAGCATCATCAATGAAACAGTTCGGCTTAGATGCAGAAGATTCAAGACGAATAACTGATACATATGCTGCTGCAATAACTAAATCACAATTAACTATGGAAAAATTAACCGAAGCAATGAAATTTGCTGGCACAACTGGATCTGCTTTAGAATGGTCTATTGAACAAACTACTGCTGCCGTTGCTCAATTTGCCAATCTCGGTTTACAGGGTGGGATGGCAGGTAGAAATTTAAGGATGGCAATGGTTCAATTAGTAAAAGGAACTGATGAAGCTACAGCGGCACTAACAGAAATGGGATTGATATTTGAACAAATCAATCCTGAGACAAATACATTTGGAGAAATTCTTACAACAATAGGCGAGAAGAGTATCACAACAAAACAAGCAGTAGCTATATTTGGATCAGAATCTGGTTTAAATATGAAGAAACTTGCACAAGCAGCAGTTAGTGGAGAATCAGATTTTGCCGGATTTGTAGATATGTTAAAAGAATCTCAAAAAGGAGTTGGTAGAACAGCAGAGATGTACGCCAGAATGATGGACACATTTCAAGGTCAATGGAAAGTTATGTTGTCTGCCATGCAAGAATTGGCTATATCAGTATTTGATCTTTTTAAAACTCAAGGGAAAGAAGTATTTATATATTTAGCGGAAAAAATAAATGATTTTGCTAATGTAATAAAGAAAAACGAAGATGAAATAAAGAAAGTCCTGAAAACTATTGGAGATGCTTTTTATTCTGTAAGTTCAATAATAATTGATGGAGTTGGTCTTGCTTGGGAGGCGGTAAAATTTACATGGGACGCAGTCACAGATTTATGGGCGTTGTTTAGTGCTGTTCCATCTGGTGTAATAACTTTTTTTACAAATGTAGCAGATGAAACTAAAAAAGCTACTGAAGAAATAAATAATTTAAATAAAGCTATCAGTGAAGTTGAAGTCCCACCACAAACATCTTTTCAAGAATTTTGGAATTTTATGGGGCAGTGGGGTGAAGATATTATTAATGTTTTTGTTTATTTGGGTAAATCAATAGGCGGAACTTTTGGTGTAATGGTTAGTGATGCTATTGCAACAGTAAAAATGATAGGCGAGCAATTTGTAAATTTAGGAACATTAATATGGAATGCATTATCTTTCAATTTTTCAGGTGCTGCTAATATTCTGGCTAATTTTGGGGAAACTAATAAAAAATATGTTGCCGAAATGGAAACTAATTGGACAGCATATACAGAGACTATTTTTTCAGCATGGGATAAAATGATGTCTGATATAAAGTCGGGGATGAATAAGACTAAAGAATTAGTCATAGAAGATATAGAAGCTATAGCAAAGAAAAATACTGAAGCTGCATTAGAAATAGCAGCAAAAATTAAAGTATCATTTTTAGAACAAGTTAAAGCTGCTGCAAAAGCCGCAGTAGAAAAGAAAAAAATACTGGATGATGAAGTAAAAGATGTTGAAGACACTGAAGACGCTAAAGCTAAAGCTATAAAAGATGCCGCCAAAGCCGCCAAACAACTTGCTGCCGATCGTGCTACGGCTGCTCGTAATATGTTGAAAGATATGGGTGGTAGTTCAAGAGATTATTTTAAAGCAGAACAAACTCTGATTGATGCACAAAGAGATGCATACATGGAGCTTTATAAAGATGAAGCTAACGATCATAAAGTATCGGTTAAAGATAAAGCTGCTATTGATGCTTGGTATGTCGATCAAGTTGAAAAAAACAATGACAAAATGTTATTATCAAATGGTACTTGGGTTGATGGGTTTAAACTCGGCATCAAAGATATGAATGAAGCAACAAAAACATGGGCCGAGAAAGGTAAGGAATATGCTGAGGATATTGCAGATAGTTATAATAATGCAGTAAAAACAATAGTTGATACATGGATAAGAGGAGAGGATGTAAAAGTTAAGGCATCTGAATTGGCAAAAGATATGATAGTTGACCTTGCAGGCAAAGGAGCTACAGCATTATATAATGCTGCAATAGATCAAATTATAGCCGTGATAGGGCCATATATTGGTTTAGGAACAGCTTCATCTTCAACGCAAGGTGATACTGTGGCAGCAAAATTGGGTTATGGTGCTGCATATCTTGCTGGAGCAATAGCTCTTATGGCCGGAGCAAAACATGTAGCAAAAGAATTTAAAGCACAGGGCGGTTGGATAGAAAATCATCCTATGGGTGGTATAATTCAACAGGGCAGCAGAACAAAAGATGATGTTTATTTAGGTCAAACTCCTGGAATTAATCACTGGGGTATGGGAGGCGAATATGTAATTAATCAAAAAAGCACTAATAAATATTTTGATCTGATTAAAGCAATAAATGAAGATAGACTGTGCAATGGCGGGCCTTGTGGAAAGAAATATGCGGAAGGGGGTACAGTTACAGACTGGAGACCGGTAGCAGATGATTTACAAGAAGCCGGTCTTACAACTTTTTTAAAGGGGTGGTATGATGGTGGCATATATCAAGGCATAAAAGATGCAGTTACATATTATATTGGTGTAGTTATGTCATCATATGGTGGTAAAAAATGGGGAGATGATCTTCTTTTTGAAAAAGGGGGACAAATAGGAAATAAAAATGTTGGTTATGGATGGAATAGTATTATAGGGGATGTCATAGATGATACTGTAGACTACTTTGTTGAATCTGAAGTCAAAGATGAAGCATCTGGAATGATAGGAGGCGGAATATATGATATTTTAAATTGGGTTTTTGATTTTATAGATTATACAAATCCACAATGGGGTGAAATTTTTGGCGATTGTTATACTCGTTTAACAAGCCCAACAAAAATCTGGGAAGATGTCAAAGGAACGTTAGCAACAACAATCAAGCCATTTGTAGTATCTCTTTTAACACCCAACGATTATACAGCATATACATCAAAAGCCTGGGATGATTGGGGAAAAGGATTTAAAGATTATTATGAAGATTCATGGTCAGATTGCCTCGGTGGTAAAGATGGTGGAATATTTAGTGGCCCTGAAAGTGGATATCCTGTGGTATTACATGGTACCGAAGAGGTTATACCACTTAATAATAAACAGTCTCAATCAAGAGCAGGGAATACAATAAATATTAATTCAATTATAACAATAGAAGCAGGAGCTACATTGATTGCAGATGAAAATACTTTTAATGATTTCGTAGAAAAAGTTGATGATAGATTAAAAAAACTTCAGAGATGGGGCTATTAATAAATGAAATGCAGATTTTTATATGACAATTTAATAACTTCTGGAACTTCAGTTACAGTTTCCTCGTTGAGAAGCGGAATTGTAACATCTGCCTTAAAAGATGGAACAGGATCTGCTGTATTAACTACTTCAGGAAATTTTAGTGGATCTAAAGATTTAGAATATATTATTGAAATAGATTCTGTGGTAGCTGGCGTTACTGTAGGTTTTGCTACCTATAAATGGTCAGATGGAAGCGGAGCATGGGATTCAACAGGAGTAACAACAGCAAGTGGAGTTTCTACGTTAAATAACGGAGTAAATATTAGTTTTTCTTCTGGTACATCTCCAGATTTTATAATTGCAGATACGTGGTATTTAAAAGGGATTAATTTATTTAATACTGAAAAGATGGTTGATTGGAATAGAGATAGCAGATACAGATCGGCAGGATTAAATACTTATGTTTTAGAAACAGAAGGCTTATTATATATATTATCTGAAGATGATTCTTCAAGATTAATCACGGAGGCAGGATAAGATGGCAGATAAAAAAATATCAAGTTTAACAGCTCATTCAGCGGCTCTTGCTGTTGGCGATAAAATTCCATATGTTGATTTAAGCGATACTACAGATGCTTCTACTGGAACTACAAAAAGTATGAATCCAAATGATTTAGCCGCCGACCCATTAATGTTAATTAAATCACAAGTTACTCCAACAGATAAAACAGTTGCAGTAACTTTAACTATTGCAGAAATACTTACCAAAATCATAACTGGAACTCATGCAGCTGGAGCAACACAAGCTTATACATTACCAACAGGGACTCTTTGTGAGTCAGGAGTATCATTCGCAGTGGATACTTGCTTTGATTGGTCATTAATAAATTTATCTGGTGTCTCAGTTGATACTATAACATTAACAGCCGGCGTCAGTAATACAATAGTAGGAAATCCGATAGTGCAGTCAGCAGATGCAGCAACTGGCGGGATATATGGAAACTCAGCAATTTTTAGAACTCGTAAAACAGCAACAAATACATTTGTAACATATAGGATAGCATAATATGATTACAATAAACATAGATTTATCAATTGCTCAAGAAGTTAAAGTATTGGTATTGTTTGATCATAATTTATCTTCTGCTGCGACAATTACACTTAAAGGTGTTGAACCTACTTTATTTTCAGAAGCAATTACATGGAATGATAATAAAATTATTCATTATCTTTCGGCTGCTACAACTAAAAGATATTGGCAATTACAGATAACGGATACCACTAATTCAGATAATTATATAGAAATAGGAGAATTGTTTCTTGGAACTTATTTTGAACCAGAAAAATATTGGGCAGATAATCCGACAAGAAATATAAAATCTATATTGGAAACCAATATTACTTCTTACGGAGCAAGAAAAAATATATTTTACAATAAGCAATTAGATTTTTCATATAATTTTGATTTAATTACAGACGAAGAAATGAATAATTTTGAATCAATGTTTGATTCAATTGCTAATAGAGAAACGGGAAAATTACAACCAATATATTTTACTGAAAGTTCTGTGAGTCCAAATAATACTTGGATAGTAGAACTATCTGCTATTCCAAGAACGTTAGCTCATAAAAATAAAAGCAATATATCTTTGTCGATGATAGAGGTAATTAAAAGTGTGTGAAATAATTATATGTAAAATAACCAACAAGATTAATAGTAAAGCTTACATAGGTCAAACAGTTAAACAGGAGAATTTTTGAACATTTATATCAAACATTACTTTTAACTAATGGAGTTGTGATTAAAAGTGTATAGAACAACAATAGGATTTCATAATTCTTTATATCAAGATAAAAAAGTTTTTGCTTATGTAATTATCGGAACGGATTTGGGACATAGAGCTTATGCAAAAAAAGAATTAACATCTATTTTTAGCATCGGAGATGTAGCTTATGCTGATGGAACATATCTTGCTGATGGTTCGATTACTGCAGGTTCGGCAAGTGCAGGAGTAATAGATAAAGCCGGAAAAATACTTAGCCTTAGTAGTTTTAATAGAACAATAAATCCCAAAAAAGAAGGGTTATTATTGGGATTTACTAAAAAACAACAGCAACATATAACGGTAGTATTGGCAAACAACGATAAATATTTTTCAAAAATGCTTCCTAAAGAACCTTTTTTAGCAAAAGAATTGAGATATTATATTGGATTCCCTGATTTAAATTTTTATGAACACTTGAGAGTTTTTACTGGAATAATTTCTGAAGTTTCTATTACTTCAAATACAATGATATTAGAGGCAGATGAAAAATGAAGTTTGATGATACATATATATTACCAAAAGCAGGAGATTATAGCTCTCCTTTAAACTCAAATGATTCATTACCTTTGGTCTATGGAGATCTTACAGATGGAACAAATGGCAATTGGAAATTACCATGTATAGATACTGCTAATTATGTTTATTGTTTTTCTGCTGATGAAGTATTGTCAGTAGGGAATGGAAATTCTATTAATATATATTCAGAAAATATAATAATCAGCGGAGCAAGTTATGCATTTTCTGAATCAAATAACTATAAGGGTCTTGGAAGTATAGCAACAGTTACTTTTACTACAGATAGAAAGAACGAAAACATAACTGCAAGAGGCAAAGGAAAAGACGATTCAGGAACATTAATAGAAAATATCATAGACCAAATATATGATTTTTTAACAGTGCAAAATTCTTTTACTTCTTCAAATTTTGATACAACTATAAAAGTACAAACTAAGGAGATTTTTTCTAATCAAAATTATAAGGCCGCCGGAGTAATTATTTCAGATAAAAAAATCTGGGATATTATCCAAGAAATGCTTAGCAGTTTTCTTGGGGTAGTATATATTAATGCAAATAATAAACTTGTTTTTGAAATAGAAGATGGGTCAACAGTAATTAATTATTCAGCAATTATTCCAAAAACAGAAATGGTTTTAAATAATGCAAAACAGAGATTAATTAGTTTAATAAATCAATGCCCAAGTAAGTATGCATATAACTATAGCATTAATTCTTTCAGTAAATATAACGATGGATCAAGCCACATCAATATTGCTTCTCAAAATATTTACGGGGTACAGCAAGGAACAGGTTATGATTTTTTTTGGTGTAGAGATTTAACCTCTATACAAACAATGCAAGAAATAATAACCACTAAATACGGTATTCCAATATGGGATATAGAATTCACGGATGTTACAATGAAGAGAATAGATATTGATGCCGGAGATGCTGTGACCGCATCATTTGACCATTTATATTATATAGATGGAACTAAACTTATAAATCAATTTATAAAAATACTTTCTGTATCACCAAATTTTGAAAAAGGGGAAGTAAAATTTAGAGGCATAGATCTCGGAACGTATTTGTCAATAGCCTATCTTGCAAATGGGACATATATAGCAAGTGGTATTGTAATGGCAGGTGGAGAAAAAGATTTAACAGATTATTAGCGTTATAAATTATGGCAAATAAATTAATACAATATACTGAAGAGTTAGTCGGAGAAAATCATCCGATAAAAGCAGACACATTAAATAGAGCTTTTATTGCTGATCATGAAAACGATGGTACACATAAGGATGCAAATGTAACAGCTGCAAAGCTGGCTACAGATGCAGTAGAGACAGCTAAAATTAAGGATGCAAATGTAACAGCTGCA